AGCATCAGATTGGCATAGATACGAACGACGACGAGGTTTCACATTTATAGATTTGTTGAGTTCGAGGTCTTGTAAACTTGACAGTGATGTCCATTGGTTAGTTAGCTTCATAGGGATTTCCTCCGCTTGGTTGAAATTAAAACTTTCGAAAAATCGAGTTTTCTGTATCGCAGATCGGCAAAAAAGTGTCAAGTTTCGCCCTGCCAAGTCAAAGAGTTATGCAACTAGTTAATAGGGGGGATATTTTAGATAAGAGATATGGCAGAATAACTAGCAATTTAACTAGTAGTAAGTATATGATATTATTAGGTTTATTTTCTGTAACCTTACAACTAGTTAGATTAGTTAGAAATAAATAATAATAAGGCCTGCCTAGTGGAGTATATATTATGTCAAGTTATGTATATGGCCATATAATCTCTACAGGGGAAGGGTTATTAAATAAATCTAACTAATCTAACTATTCTAACTAATACAACTGTATACTTTTAGCGAATATGTATGGTTTATAGGGGTTTACGGAGTGTAAGGTGTAAGGTTTTGAGACAGTAAGAAATCTAACTAGCTTAACTAATCTAACTAGTTGTAAGGTTTGGCTTAACTAGCACTATAACACCCTATCTGCCCCTAATGTGGCTCTTGATGGTCTCGCGCGTGACTCTATAAACCCCCGACGAATGGCGAACATAGTGAGCAACAAAACAATAGACAAAGAAATACCCTGCTAGATTGCTCTAACAGGGTTGATTGGTGTTATTTGTCGATGTATATGATTACACCTTGGAGTATTGCTACTATTGCTACTAAGAATGATGACAACATCATGCCTATATCGTAGAACATGTATGATAGTACTGTTGCGGCTATCATTAGGATTACTAATAGTGTCATTTTTAATCTGTATAATGTCATTTTGTTATTCCTTGTTTGATTAGTTGGGTAGGGCGACTCTCGCCGCCCTACTTATTGGTTGATTAGAACTTGAACTTAGGCTTCGCAGATGACTTAGGTTTCTCCGCCTCTACATCTACCTTAGCTATTGATAGTTTGCCGAATTTGTAGGCAAAGGCCATTGTCTCTGTGGACTCTATCATGCTTTGCTTGCGAAGTTCGTTTATGAACTGTGTCTGAAAGGACAATTTTGTATCCATTGCCTTTTTGTTAAGATCACGATACTCATTGTATCGTTTCTTAAGAGCCGCGCTCATTGAGTCCACGTCTACTTCGTGCCAAGTTAAGTTAGTTTTTGAATTAGCCATTGCTAATCTCCTTATAGTTTGGTGCAGTGCCACCTTTCAAAGAACTGTCTGTTGGGTCACTGTCCCTGTCGACAATTATCTTTTCCCATATTAATTTAAAAATGTAAAGTTTCGCTACCTTTCCCCTTGTTTATAAAGAGTTTTATTTTTAAGATGGAGGGGGGAGGGGGGGTAGTTGGACTGGCAAATTTTCTTGCCCCCCTTAATATAGTAAACCTCTCATAGCACGACCCAAAAAAAGGAAGGTGTAAAGTTTGTATACTTTGTAATTGAATTTGCTTGCCGATTCCGCATAATGCACCTATAGTTGCCCTGAAGAGAGGTGTATACAATGGACAGCCTACCGTTATTCCACACTAAATGGTCTGATCGTTTAGCTTTTGACATAGCTTTAATGCTTGAAGGTAGCGGTGAGACTGTTGATGAAGTAAAACAACGCCATAAAGTAAGTGGTCAAGACATATCTGGGTACAAAAATGACCCAGTATTTATGAAGCGTGTAAGCGCATATCGGGACGATATTAAGGAAAAAGGGCTTACTTTTAAGCTAAAAGCGCGTGCGCAGGCAGAAGAATTGCTTACTACTTCGTGGACTTTAATACACAATCCAGACGTATCTGCTGCTGTTAAGGCGGATTTAATTAAGTCTACAGTTAAGTGGGCTGGGTTAGAAACTAAAGCAGACGATGGAGATGCAGGTGCAGGCGGCGGGGTTAAGATAACTATAAACTTAGGCGGTCAGGATAAAACTATGACGGTGGATCATGAAGTAGAAGACGTTGAGGTTTCTAATGCTGGATAAGTTTGATGGGAAGTACAAAGGATTTCCCGCAGCTAGGTTTAGTAACTTGACAGACTATAATACATTTAGACTATTGCTTATTCGCGCAGGATATTCATTTAAGACTGCAATTATACCAGCGAAGAAAAATCGTAGAGCTAGGGAGATAATTATAATGTTGCTTCATACTATACCTCCGGAGGTTTCTCATGGCACTTGACATAAGTTACACTCCTCCTGCTACAGGTGAGAAGTTTATGAGTTCAGAAAAAAAGATGCGGGTGCTTATGGGGCCGGTTGGCTCCGGTAAGTCCGTGACTTGTTCATTTGAGATTATAAGACGGGCTTCTATGCAGAAACCTGACGCTACAGGTAAGCGGCGAACTCGTGCAGCTGTTGTTCGTGAGACTGCCAGGCAGCTACAGGATACAGTTATTAAAACTTTTCTTGACTGGTTTCCCCCTGGGGTGTGCGGACGTTACATGCGTACGACTAAAACTTATTTTTTTGAGGTTGGTGATGTTGAGTGTGAGATAATGTTTCGTGCGCTCGACGATGCAGATGATGTAGCTAACCTTAACTCTTTAGAGCTTTCGTTTGCATGGTTCAACGAGTGTAGAGATATACACCCTGACATTGTTGATGCGATGTCTAAACGTATTGGGCGTTTCCCTAGTTCTAAAGACGGCGGCCCAACGTGGTATGGTATGTGGGGTGACACAAACCCACCAACTATGGATACGTGGTGGTATTATCAGATGGAACAGATTGACCCTAAAGATGGAGTAGGTACAAATGATAACGGATGGGATGTATTTAAGCAGCCAAGTGGGCGAAGCGCGTTTGCTGAGAATGTTGAAAATTTACCTGACGGGTATTATGATACACAGGGGCGTAGTGAAGAATATATCCGTGTATTTATTGATGGTGACTACGGCCTAAGCTCTGCAGGTCAACCTGTGTATAAGTATTTTAGGCCAGATTATCATATGGGTAAGGGTTCTTTGCGCCCTATTAGTAACGGCGTAAGACCTATTGTAGTTGGTATGGATTTAGGGTTGACTCCAGCAGCAATTATAGGGCAACAAGACCCCCGTGGACGGGTCCTTGTATATGACGAAGCTGTTAGTTTTGACATGGGCGTGCAAAGATTCGTCCGCACGATACTAAAACCCCTGTTATATGAGCGTTTTTCCGGTATTCCTGTACTTGTTGTGGTTGATCCAGCAGGTGTACAGCGCGCACAGACTGATGAACGTAGTGCTGTAGACATCATAAAAGCAGAAGGATTACGCGTTATTGCCGCTAAAACTAACAATGTTAGTGCAAGACTTAGCTCAGTAGATGATTTTCTTATGCGTCAGGTAGATGGTGATAGTGCATTTGTAGTAGACCCTCGTTGTTCACAGCTAAAAGCTGCAATGATGGGCGGGTATAGGTTTCATAAAAAGAACGGGACTATAGATAAAAACAAACATAGCCACGTTGCCGAAGCCTTACAGTACTTTATGCTACATGTAGGCTCTGCGTCTGACGGAGATTTACTAGCTAGACGTAGGGAAATAAAAACTGTATCGGCAGGAGGATGGACATGACGAGACTTGACACATTATATTGTGTGTGTTACGCCATAGGCGTGTTACTACACAAGCTCTCCCTCTCAGGCTTGTTTTTATGACTATTTTGCCCTCGCCATCTCCTCATCTCTGGCGGGGGTTTCTTTTACTTGCATGAAAACTTGACTAGATGTATAACTATATACATATTGTAATAAGGAGTACATACAATGCCTAAAGGAAAACCCATGGGTTACGGTAAACCAACCAAAAAAATTAAAACAGGTACGTAAATATGGCGGGTCTTTCAATGTTACGTGTTGTTAGCAATGACGATATGGTAAAAGCTGAAGAAGCAAAAATCCGTAGTGATATGGAAGAACGCCAAAATAGTGAGCTTATACTAGGTCTTGCCGCACATGTTAAAGCATGTTGGAATCCTGCACGTATAGCTAAAAAGCCTATAGAAAATATAATGTTACGCGCCCTTAGACAGCGTAACGGTGAGTATGAAGCTGACAAACTTAGTCAGATCAAAGCTCAGGGCGGCTCAGAAGTATACATGATGCTAACAGAAGTTAAGTGTCGTGGGGCGGAGAGTTGGCTCAGAGATATTTTGTTGGACACAGGTTCTCCTCCCTGGGACTTAAGCCCTACACCTATCCCTGACCTTGGCCCTGAGCAAGAAGAAAAAATAAAAAACATTTTTGCGCAAAGCGTAATAAAAGTTTTACAAACATCAGGTCAAGCACCCAGTGAAGAAGAAATGGCAGAGCTTGAAGAAGTTGCTGCACAAGATTTTAGATTTGCTGTACTGCAAGAAGCACAAAATCGTGCTGATAAAATGAAATTAAAAATTAACGATCAGTTTGCCCAAGGTGGTTGGGCTGATGCGTTTGATGAATTTATTACTGACATGGTTACCTACCCGTCAGCTTTTATAAAAGGCCCAGTAGTACGACGACAACGTGTTTTAGGTTATAGCCGAGCGTCAGATGGTACTACTATTGTAGAAGGTACTGAGCGTTTAGGCCCTGAGTATGAACGTGTTAACCCCTTTAATATATACCCAGAACCTGGTATTACACATATTAATGAAGGGTATATATTTGAACATCACCCTATGAGCCGTAGTCAATTGTCTGATCTTATTGGTGTACCTGGCTATGATGAAGACGCTGTACGAGAAGTTTTAAAAATTGGTAATGGCCAGTCTTGGATCAATGAAGATGTAAAGTTACAAGAAGAAGAGCAGGAACGTAAGTACTATTCTTATGAATCTCCTACAGAAACCTTTGATGCTTTAGAGTTTTGGGGTAAAGTTAGTGGCGAAATGTTACTAGACTGGGGTTTATCAGAGGAAGATATACCTGATCCTGCTAAAGAATACGATGCAAACGTGTGGGTTGTAGGCAATTATGTTATAAAAGCACTACTAAACTACGACCCTTTAGGCGAAAAACCATATGTTAAAACGTCATTTATTAAAGCTCCAGGCGCGTTCTGGGGTAAAGGTATACCGGAAATCATTGAAGACTTACAGAATGTTTGCAATGCAGCAGCACGTTCCCTTGTCAACAATATGGGACTCGCGTCTGGGCCTCAAGTTGAAGTTAACCTTGAGCGTATCCCTCCTAATGAGGATATTACGCAATTACATCCTTGGAAAATTTGGCAGGTAACTAACGATCCTTTAGGTTCTAGCGCTCCAGCTGTAAGGTTTTCACAACCTGATTCTCGTGCTAATGAGTTAATGGGTGTTTACGATAGGTTTAGTAAACTAGCGGACGACCATTCAGGCGTTCCATCCTACGTTACAGGTGATCTTAATGTATCCGGTGCAGGTCGTACTGCTTCTGGATTGTCTATGCTTATGGGTTCAGCCGGTAAAGGTATACGTCAGATTGTTATGTATATAGATAACGATGTTGTCCGTCCTATTGTACAGCGGCAGTTTGTATATAATATGAGATACGACGAAGATGAGTCTATTAAAGGTGATGTAGAAGTACTAGCCCGTGGCGCTATAAACTTAGCAGTTAAAGAAACATTAAATGTTAGACGTGTAGAGTTCTTAAACGCTACTGCTAATCCGATTGATGTGGAAATTGTAGGTCAAGATGGTAGAGCAGCTTTACTACGTGAAGTAGCTAAAGGTTTACAAATGCCTGTAGATGACATTGTACCTTCAAGAGAAAAAGGTTCGCAACAAGCGCGAGGCCAAGCAAAGATGGCTGCGCAGCAACCTGCCCCAACACCTACACAACCTGACGGATCACCTAAAGGTGGCGGCGATGGCAATGTTGTAAGTAACCAACAAACGGGGGCAGTATGAAGCGTCCCGATAACGATACAATAAAAGTGTTGGCTGCAGCTACGCGCCAACATCCAGCAATACTCTCCTGGTTCGATAGCTGGTATCAGCACGAGCTAGAGCAGTTGCCTAATATAGGCAGAGAGAACGTGACACGTTCACAGGGGCGGTGTCAAGTTCTCAAAGAGGTCAGAGACCTTTTAGAAAAGTCCCCTGAATATGCAGCACAGTCTTCCCCATGAGACAGCTGTTTAATTACGCATACCGATAGGAGCGTTTAACATGGCAATACCAGCGCAAGTTAGAAAACAGTCTGAGGCTGTTCAGAAATTGTATGATGATCTTAATGAAGATGTTACAGAACAGGATGTTGTATCCGAGGCTGTAGTTGAAAACATTAAGCCTGACCCAGTGGAAGACACCGACAGTGTAGAACAACAAGCAGTCGAATCTACTAATAACGAGCAAGTAAAAGTAGATGATGTAGATGAAGAAGAAACATTTGAGAAGAGATATAAGTCTCTTCAAGGAATGTATAATGCTGAAGTACCACGTCTTCACGCCGAAAAGCGTGAACTGGAATCGCGTGTTTCACAACTAGAAACGTTAATGACAACTTTAAGTGAGCCTAATGTAGCTTCTACTTCACCAGCACAAGTCCTAGTGACAGATGCTGACGTAGAGGAGTATGGCGAATCTATAGATGTTATGAGGCGTGTAAGTCGTGAAGAGGCTGCAAGCCAACAGTCGCGCATTGACCAGTTAGAAAATCTTGTACGAGGGATGCAAACCAGCGTAGTGCCGCAAGTGCAGCAACTACAGCATAGGCAAGCAGTTACCACGGAACAAGCGTTCTGGGCTGATATTCAGACCGCAGTACCTGACTGGCAGGAGGTTAACACAGACCCGGAGTTTCAATCCTGGTTACTTGATGTAGACCCTCTAACAGGTATAAGCCGACAAACTTATCTGGATGACGCACAGCGTAATCTTGATTCACGGCGTGTGACCAATTTCTTTTCTACATGGAAGACGCAAACTGGCCAGTCTGTTGCTCAACCCAGTCGGCAAGCTACTGCTAATTCACAACTTGAGAAACAAGTTGCTCCAGGACGAGGTCGTTCTAGCGCTACTAAAAACTCAGGTGAACCTGCTACTTACTCTTCAAACGATATTAAGAAATTCTTTTCTGATGTTCAAAAAGGTAAGTATAAAGGGAAAGAGCAAGAGCGTGACCGAAAAGAGCGTGACATTTTCGCTGCACAGCGGGAAGGTCGCATTGTCACTGCATAATTAAACATAGGAGCCAATCATGGCATTTCCAGTATCCCCAGGTAACCCGGCCTATTCGGGTAACTTTATCCCTGAAATTTGGTCAGGAAAACTAATTGAGAATTTCTACGATGCAACAGTATTGTCAGCAATCTCAAACACTGCTTACGAAGGTGAAATTCGTAATATGGGTGACACGGTAAATATCCGTACCACACCAGAAATCACTATTCGTGATTACGTTAAGGGTCAAACTTTATCAGTAGAGAACCCTGACAAAGCTAAGTTGCAACTTCTAATTGACAAAGGCGAGTACTTTGCCTGTGTTGAAGACGATGTTGATAACATTCAGTCTGACGTAAACTTAATGGACACATGGTCTAAAGACGCTTCTGAGCGTATGAAAATTAAGATCGACCAACGTGTTCTTACTGATATACTTCCAGATATTTCTGCACTTAATAAAGGCGCAACTGCCGGTGCAATTTCTGGTGATATTGATTTGGGTACGCAAGGCGCACCTGAAGCATTGACTACAACCAATGTAATTGATTTGATTGTTAATATGGGTACAGTATTAGATGAAGCTAATGCTCCTGAATCAGATCGTTACCTTGTAATTCCAGCTAAGATGGCTGGTTTAATTAAGCGTTCAGACCTTAAAGATGCGTCTATTACTGGTGATTCTACATCGCCTTTACGTAATGGTCGTTTAGGTATGATTGATCGGTTCACAGTTTACATGAGCCACAACATCAAGAAAACTGGTGCTAACTTTGACGTTATTGCTGGTCATAAAATGGGTTTCACTTTTGCATCACAGATGACAGAAATGGAAACTATTCGCTCCGAATCAACATTCGGCAATATTGTTCGCGGTTTACAAGTGTATGGTTACAAGGTTGTAAAACCTGAAGCTATCGCTCAAGCCGTTGTAACGCTTTAATCGGAGGTCTGAATTATGGCTACTTATACTGAAGGAACTGGTTTCAATAAAGGAACTGCTGCTATACCCAATAATGGGCTTAACAAACTTTCTATGATTGAGGTAACTCTTAACTGGGCTACTATCGCTGCTGATCGTGCAGCTGCAGGTCAAACTGCAATTGGTGCGAACGACATCTTAGAAGTTATGCCTATCCCTGCTAAAACTTACGTTATGCAAGTTGGGTTAGATGTTACTACTGCTGAAGGCGGTACTTGTACTGTTGATGTTGGCGATGCATCAGACCCAGATGGGTTTCTTGATGGTGTGAACGCAAACACTGCTGCATCCTACGCTACTGCGTTGGTATTAGCTGAAGCTGCTCCAAACACTGTAGTGGGTTACAGCAACGGTAAGTACTACGCCGCTGCAGATACTATTGACATTAAAACTGTTAATGCTGCTGATGCTGCTGTTATGCGCTTATGGGCGCTAGTTGCAGATTGCAGCTAAGTAACTAAAAGATTGGGGGCTAACGCCCCCTTTCATCTTATTTAGGAGATAACATATGCCTACTAATTTAACTGGTTCGGATATAAAAGATACTTACGACCAACTACTACATGTTAGTGATGGCCCTGCTTCAGCTGAAAAAGTAGTACATGGCGGTACAGGTGTTGCTACTGCTTTATCTATTGGTACAGGGTCTGTTTCTATAGATAATATTAAATTAGATGGCAATGTCATTTCTACTACAAACACTAACGGTAATCTAACTTTAACTCCTAACGGTACAGGCGAAGTACAACTTACAGGAAAGTTTGGTTATTCTACAGGTGGCGGTACTGTAACTCAAGCTACAAACAAAACTACAGCAGTAACTTTAAACGCTAAAAGCGGGCAAATTACTATGAACAATGCAAGTATGTCTAGTAATACTACAGCTGGATTTACACTTACTAATAGTTTTATAGCGGCTACAGATGTTGTTATAGTAAACATAGCTAGCGGCGCAACAGCAGATGGGTATATACTTACCGTAGATGCAGTAGCTGCAGGCAGTTGTAGAATTAGTGTACGTCATAATAGTGGCGGCGCATTAAGCGAAGCACTAGTACTTAATTTTGTAGTTATTAAAGGAGTTACATCTTAATGGCTAAGTACCAAGGTAAAAGCGTTACCCTTAATAAACCTAGCAGAATTAGTAAGGGTCAACCAGGATATGGGCGTAAAAAATCTCAGGTTTATGTAAAAGGGAAAAGTGATAAAGTAGTAAAAGTTATGTTCGGTGATCCAAACATGACTATTAAAAAAGAACAGCCAGGTAGACGTTCTAATTTTAGAGCGCGTCATAATTGTGATAACCCTGGCCCTAAAACAAAGGCACGATATTGGTCGTGTAAAGCGTGGTAATATGGCAAAAGGCAAAGCAAAACCTAACAATCCTAAGTTATGGGCAGCAAAAATAAGGGCTGCTAAACAAAAGTTTGATGTGTACCCTAGTGCGTATGCTAATGCTTGGGCATCTAAACAATATAAACAAGCTGGCGGTACTTGGTCTGGTTCAGATAATAGGGTTAAGTAATATGGCTAAAGAAGGTTTAGGTAAATGGTTTGCTGAAAAATGGGTAGACGTAAGTTCAGGCGAACCCTGTGGTAGGTCTACAGCACAAAAAACTTCTAGGGGTTATCCTGCCTGCCGACCTAAATCTATATCTGATAGGATGACAAAAAAAGAAAAAGATGATATGGCTAGAAAAAAGACTAGTTCTAAACGCCAGAGTTGGCCCGTTTCGCCTTCAGGTACAAGGAAGACAGTATGAAACAGCGTTGGTTAAAAAATATTAATGACGGTTTTATTTATGGATGGGATGAGTATTTAGAAAAACATCCTCTTGTAAAAGAAGTTACTGAAGAAGAAGCCTTCCCTGAAAAATTTTTAAAGCCTTTACAAGTAAAACGTGCTAAAGCTACTAGAGCTAAGAATAAATCCAAGCTAGACCTTACTACTGAAAACGTATTTGAGTCAGCTCCTATTACAACTGCACCAGAGTTAGCTGCTGATGCTTCACGGGGGTTACCTGAATGACACCGCAAGATGTAATTGATGATGTAAGACAGTTAGTACAAGATACTGACTCTGCGTCTTATAGATACACTGACGCTGAAATGTTAGGGTTTGTTAATCAAACTGTAAAACGTGTAATTATTTTAAGACCTGATTTATTTTCTACTATAACAACTATAACAACTACGCCAAATACTGTTATACAGTCTATGCCGTCTGACTCGTTACGGCTTGTAGAACTTTACTCTGTACAAAGTGGTAATGTTTTAACAGAAGTAAATAGAGAATCTTTAGATCAAACTTATCCTGCTTGGGTTAGTGATCCAGCAGGTACTCCGTATAACTATATGCGCCATGTTAGAAATCCTAATAGATATTTTTTATATCCGCGACCTGTTTCTGGCATTGTAATAACCGGTGAGTACGTACAGATACCTGCGGACTATGCTATTGGAGCTACTATTGCATCTCTTCCTGATGCTTATTTACCTGCCTTGGTAGACGGCACTGTGTTTTTAGCTGAGTCTATTGATGACGAACATGCAAACAATGGTCGTGCTAAATTATTCCTAGATTCATTTACTGCTTCACTTGGCGCAGGCTTGACTAGCCGTGAACTAACCGACAGTGAAAGCGGCGGATTAGAACGTGCTAGACGACTAGCAGGGGATAAGTATAAAAGGATGACTGTATAATGGCCACACGTTCTTATATTTCACTTGCTGCTAGGATTAACCCTAGCGTACCAGGGTGTTCTTTACCTATGCTAGAACAGTATATTAGAGATGCTTCAATAGCTACATGCGAACGTACTTTAGCGTGGCGGTATGAACAACCTACATTTAACCTAACACCTGGCGTTTATAAGTATGCTTACAATAAACCGGTAGAAACTACTGTACAAACAGTAATGTACGCCTCACTTAACGATTCTCCTTTATCGGCAGTTACATTAGAAGACGCTACTCGAAGGTATCCTAACTGGGCAAAAACTTCTACTACTGACGCTGACATAGCTTTGTACGGCTCACAACCTATGGTGTTTACACAGCTTAGCCCTAATAGTTATATTGTGTTACCAGCTCCAGATGCTGAGGCAACTTATACAATACGTATGATATATGCTTTAAAACCTAGCCGTGATTCCGAAGGTATGGATGAAGTAATAATGGACGAATTAGAGCCAGCTATAATACATAAAACATTACAAGAACTATTAGTACTCCCCGGAGTTGCATGGTCTGACAGAGAGTTAGCATCTTATCATGCGAAACAATTTATTTCTAAGGTTTCTGAGTATAGAGCTAATGCAAGCCTAGGTAATATGCGTGCTTCAGTTTCTGTGCGTATGCGACCCTTTGCTTAGGAGACCGTTATGGATGCAAGACTTTCAACCCCTCGAATAGAATTAGTAAGCAGCGATACAGGGCCTCAACTTCAGTTTACTGTTACTGATAGTTTAACTGGTGCGGCTGTTGATCTTACTAATGCTACTGTAACAATGCACTTTCGCGCTGTCGGAACTACTACTAATTTGTTTAGTAGAACGTGCGCCGTTTCTTCTCCTCCTGCAGATGGAGTGGCTGTCTTATCATGGCAAAGCACTGACCTTAACCGCGCTGCTGGAGATTACGAAGGTGAATTAGAAACAGTACTATCTGATGGCACTAGACAAACTGTATATGATACAATTCAGTTTAGATTGCGAGAGGACTTTGCGTGAAGATAAGAGCCACTACGCAACAAATACGGGCTAGAGTAACTACTACCGCGTTTAACCTTGCTACGAGGGCTACAAATTTTGCGTTAACTACACGAGCGCACGCCTACAAAATAAAAATAGAAGTAGGACATTTTTTAAGTTTAAAGTTTTTTACTGAAACTATATCTATACTATCTTTACCTGCATTGTTTTTTAACAAAGCGGGTATAACTGATTCAGCTACTATAGATGATACAACTGTACTAGACCCTAACAAAGGTATTACAGACACTACTACAGTTAGTGAAGTATTTGCTAAAGTGCAGGATAAAGGTTTTACAGATAGATTTAGTATTGAAGATGGCGGGTTATATTTTTTAGAAGATTATACTTCTATTGATTATACTGCCGGTACACAGCCTATACTTTCTATGGGTAAAAATATATCAGACTCTGCAGGGTTTAGTGATGTAATAGGTAACTTTAGTATAACTAAAGGTATAGTTGATATACCTATGTTTACTGATGGTATAGCCTTAAATAAAAGCAAATTAATAGAAACAGATACTGCAAATGTATCAGAAGCATATGCAGCGTTGTTTAGTAATTCAGCTACTGATGGGATAACAGTTGCCGAAAACTTTATTACGTTGTATAGTAAGGGTGTGGCTGATAGTGCTGCTTGGTCTGACATCTCTTCATTGGTGATTGGCCCTGTTGTGCAGGATGCTTTAAATACATCAGACTCAGGTAGTCTAAGGTCGCAAGGTTATTGTAGCTTTGACTATTTTGCAGCAGACTATGTTGGAACTTCGTTAACCTTCTAAGGGGTATGGCAATGAACTCAAAAGAAAACTTAGGTCTATCCGGGAAGCTGACGCTTGTCCTAACTGATAGCAATGGTCGTGTAAAAGAAGAACGACACCTAAAAAATTTAATCGTAAACGCAGGCTTAGGCCATATAACTAGTCGTATGACTGCAGCATCCTCAGATGTAATGTCTCATATGGCTTTAGGTAGCGGCTCAACTGCTGCTGCTGCAGGCAATACAGCACTCGGCTCTCAATTAGGTAGTCGCGTAACTTTTACTAGTGCAACACGTAGCGGCTCTAACAATGAAAGTATTGCATATGTTACTACTTTTGGCGCAGGTGTAGCTACAGGTGCAGTAACCGAAGCAGGTATTTTTAATGCTTCTTCTTCTGGTACAATGCTTTGTCGTACCGTATTTGCTGTAGTTAACAAAGGTTCAGGTGACACACTACAAGTTACATGGACAGTTACATTAGCAGCTTCGTGAGGTAACTAATGGCAACTATTGTAACTAGATCAGGTAAAGGCTCACCGCTTACAAACGGAGAAGTAGACGCTAACTTTAATAATCTTAATAGTGATAAAGTTGAAACGTCTACTATATCTGGGTTTGGGGCAACGCTCATTGATGATGCAAATGCAACAGCAGCTAGGATTACATTGGGCGTAGGTACAATAGCTGTACAAGCTGCAAACAACGTAGACATAGACGGAGGTAGTATTACTGGCATTACAGATTTAGCTGTAGCCGATGGTGGTACTGGCGCGTCAAATATATCTGCTGCGCAAACAAACTTACAAGTAGACCCTGCCGGAACTGCGGTAGCTCTAGCAATCGCATTGGGATAATATATCATGGCTAATACATTTAAAGTAAAAACTTTTGGTGGAGGCAGCACAAACGCTAATACAGCAATGACAGTGTATACTGCACCTTCTAGTACATCGACAACAATAATTGGTCTTACAATAGCAAACATTATTGCTACACAAGTACTGGTTAGTGTTCAGTTAGAAAACAATGACGGTAACAACGTATATTTAATTAAAGATGCGCCAATATCTTCAGGTGGTTCGTTTGTTCCTATAGGCGGTGACCAAAAAGTTGTTATGGAAGCATCCGATATTTTAAAAGTTACTTCTAATACGGCAAATTCTGTCGATAGCACATTGAGTATTTTGGAGATCACCTAATGCCATATCAAGGTAATACACCAGTAGAATCTTATATAGCTACTGTAAAAGATTCGTTTAATGGTAACGGTTCTACTACTGCTTTTACAATGTCAAAACCGACACAGGTAAATGACGTTAGGGTAGTTGTAGAAAATGTTATTCAAGACCCATCTGTAGCATATACTGTATCAGGAACTACGATTACCTTTACATCTGCTCCCCCCTCTGGGACAAATAATATATATGTAATACATCTTGGCCCTGCTGTAGCAACAGCACAACCTCCCGCTGAAATAGCTGATGCTACTACGTTTGCATCTAATGTATCTGTGCAAGGTTCGTTTACCTCACCAGGTATTGACGATAACGCAGACGCAGTGGCACTTACGATTGACAGTTCAGAAGTCGTACTTGTCGGTAAAACATCTAATACATTTTCTCAACAGGGCGTAGCATTACGCGCTAACAACGACAGCCAAATTACACGAGATGGCGGTAACCCGCTTAGTTTAAACCGGACATCTAATGATGGTGATATTGCTAAGTTCTTTAAAGACGGCTCTGCTGTAGGTAGTATTCAATCTCGTGGAGGCACAGTAAGCACACTTATTCTTGACCCAAGAACTAATGGAGGTGGTCTTACTGGGACAGCAAATGCAGTAATGCCTACCAGTAATGCAGGTGTAATAGGAGATGCTAATACATCGCTAGACTTGGGTGCAAGTGGATATGCCTTTAGGAACGCTTACCTATCAGGCGGTGTATACCTCGGTGGCACTGGGTCGGCTAATAAGTTGGACGATTATGAAGAAGGGACTTTTCAGTTAACAATGACTGGCAAAACTGGTGGTGCTGTAGGGTCTGGACGGTATGTTGTGGTAGGCAATATTTGTCATTTTAGTTGGTATAGTGGTACTCAAAGTATTACTAGCTCAGTAGCAGGGGTGTTAAGTGGTTTGCCTTTTACTCATGTCAGTACTGGAAATAGTGCGTATGCAGCCGTTATTCTTGCTCACAATACTTGGGTATCAGATGCACCTACAGGATACATAAACCTAGGAACTACTTCAATATACCCTACTGCTCTTAATAATACATACGCAAGCAATACGTCTACTGGAAGTAAAGCCGTTATGTGTTCAGGAAGTTATACAATAGCGTAACCCACTCAGAGATTGGGTCGGACAGGTGGCAATAACGCCACGATAAACAACATAGGAGGCCAATATGGCACTAACAAAAGTAATAACAGAAGATAAAATTGAAGTCGTTGGAGATCACAAAAATATTCAAGTGAGAACCAAAACCTCGGTTATGGAAGATGGTGTAGAACTATCATCAGGTTTCCATCGTCACGTCTTATCTTGCTCAACTAAATCAGGTGATACATGGGCAGACACTGACATCAGTAAGCAGTCAACCGAAGTGAAAGCAATATGCAATGCAGTTTGGACAGACGCAGTGAAGACTGCATACCAGACAGCTATGGATGCAGCAGAAATATAAGGGATAGTAGCCAATGACTAAATCAAGAGATACAGCCAATATAATTAAACAGCCATTTACACAAACTCTTGGTACGTCAAACTATAGAGCAGGTGTTAACGCAGGTAACTCAATAGCATCTGGCGGTAACTACAACGTGGTTGTGGGTGACGAAGCAGGTACTGCTATTACGACGGGGGATGACAATGTAGCTATTGGCTTTGAGGCACTTAAAGCAGAAGATACTACAAAAGGCGCAACTGCTGTAGGGTATCGTGCTTTACTACAACAAAACTTAGGTTCAGACGGCTACAATGTAGCAGTAGGACACAGCGCAGGTATTTCTAACACTACAGGTGTTTCTAACACTTTTATTGGTGGTTTTTCAGCAGGTAGCGCAACAGTAACAGGGGCAAGCAATACAGCAGTTGGTAGAAACTCTTTATATGCTCTAACTTCGGGTACTCAAAATGTGGCGATAGGTGCTTTAGCTGGCGATGCAATTACGACAGGTTCTTACAATGTAGCATTAGGTAAGTCAGCATTAGAAAACAACACCACCGCAAGTAACAACACTGCTGTTGGGCATCAAGCTGGGTATGATAATACTACTGGTTCTGCTTTAACTGCTGTTGGGACTGCCGCACTTGATGCAAACACAACGGGTATAGACAACACAGCGGTTGGTGTAAGTGCATTAGGTGGTAATACTACAGGTAATTATAATGTGGCTGTCGGAAGAATGGCTTTATTAGACAGCACCACCGCCTCAAACAACACTGCTGTTGGGTATCAGGCGGGGTATCTTAATACTACTGCTTCCAACAATGCTTTTTTAGGGTATCGAGCTGGTTATTCAACAACCACAGGTAATCTTAACACATTTGTTGGAAATGATAGTGGCTACTCAATGACTACAGGCACTAAGAACACCATCCTTGGACGTTACAACGGCAACCAAGGCGGCCTAGACATCCGCACCTCAAGCAACCACATCGTGCTGTCTGATGGGGATGGTAATCCTAGAGTAAATATTTACAACGGAAGAATAGGGTTTGCTAATGGCAACCTTACTGCTCATGGTAATTTTATAGGAGAAGTCGGTAGTTCAAACAGAGCATTAGCCTTTGAACATACTACTAATGGAGGAGTTGTTGGAACAGTAACAACAGGTAGTTCATCTGTTTCTTATAACACCTCCTCAGACCACCGCCTAAAAGAAAACGTAGACTACACATGGGATGCTACAACTAGATTAAAGCAACTCAAGCCAGCAAGGTTTAACTTTATTGCTGATCCAGATACTACAGTCGATGGTTTCTTGGCTCACGAAGCACAGGCAGTTGTACCAGAGTGTGTAACTGGAGCTAAAGATGCAGTCGATGCAGATGGCAACCCAGAGTACCAAGGCATAGATCAGTCTAAACTTGTACCACTATTAGTAAAAACAATCCAAGAGCTAGAGGCTCGTATTACAGCACTGGAGGCTTAAAGAATGGCATATCAAGGACGACAACCGGGAGTAGGTGTACGAAACCGCTTCATCTATTCTGCCACAAATGGTCAGACGTCCTTTAGCGGCGCTGACAGTAACGGGCTAACACTCGCCTACGCAGACGCAACATATGTCGATGTATTTTTAAACGGGGTACTTCTCGTTCCCGTATCAGATTACGCGGCCACAACTAAAACGTCCGTGGTCCTTGGATCGGGAGCCGCGGCTTCTGACATTGTGGAGATTGTAGCGTATGAGATTAGTTCTATAGCTAACGCGGTTCCGACATCGGGCGGTACGTTTACAGGCGCGGTTACTGTTCAAGGTAACTTCTCCGCGGACGGCGGCACAATCAAGCTAGACGGGAACTATCCCAATGGTGTTAATAACGTAGCTCTAGGTAACACTGCTTTAGATACTGCAAGTGGATCAAATGGTTATTCAGTTGCTATTGGTACTAACGCTTTAACTGCCATGACAAGTGGCGGCTCAAACGTGGCTGTTGGTTATGCTTCTGCTGTGGCAATGACAACTGGCGGTAACAACGTGGCTGTTGGTACAGAAGCATTGGATGCTACTACAACAGGTGGTAGCAATGTTGCGATAGGTTCAGCCGCATTAGGTTCAAACACCACCGCAAGCAACAATACTGCGGTTGGCTATGATTCTTTAAAAGATAATACTACAGGCGCACAAAATACAGGTATTGGTATGTATGCCCTAGCAAATAACACTACTGCTTCAGATAACTTTGCAGGGGGATATAACGCATTAGGCGCTAACACTACAGGTAGCAACAATGTCGGTATAGGCCATCGTGCATTACAAGCAAACACCACCGCAAGTAACAACACTGCGGTTGGGCATCAAGCTGGGTATGCTAATACTACAGGTGCTGACAACGTAGCAGTAGGATACCTATCTTTATCAACGGAAACTGGTGGACAAAATAACGTAGCTGTTGGTCGTAGTGCTTTAGAAAATCAAGTTAATTCTTCGGGTAATATTTACAACACAGCAGTTGGAGCAAAAGCAGGTAGAGCAGTAACCACAGGCACTCGAAATACCCTTATCGGTGGCATTGCAGGAGATGCTCTTACTACTGGTGGTGACAATACTGTACTTGGATACAACGCATTAACCTCTGATACTTTAGGAAGTAAATCTGTTGCAATCGGACGATCAGTTTTATCTAGTCAAAACTTTACATCAGCTACAGACACTTACAACACAGCAGTGGGTTATGGCGCAGGTGGGCAAGTAACAACAGGCATAAAAAACACCCTCATTGGTGGCATTGCAGGTGATAATATAACTACTGGGATTGAAAACGTAGTTGTTGGTTACAATTCTATGAATGCAGTATCTGGTGATTCAAACATTATTGTTGGTTCAAACTCAAGCAATTCTTCTACAACTGTTAATACAGAATATGTAATTGGAAGAGCGGCATCAGGAAGCGGCACTAATACTTTTACAATTGGTCGTGGTGACACTGATGTTCAAATAAATCTTGATGGCTCTGACACTAGTTGGAGTGCTACATCCGATGAAAGATTAAAACATAATATTAATCCACTATCTGTAGGATTAGATTTCATAGATGAGCTAAGACCAGTTACTTATGAGTGGAAAGAAAAAAAAGATATAGACCCAAGTTTGGGCAGATATTATGAAGAAAACTCTACTGAACCTTGCAGGGGCGATGGCGGTATTCATTATGGTCTTATTGCTCAAGAAGTAAAAACAGTAATAGATAAATATTCTTTAACTGGAAGACATAATATCTGGAAAGAAGGTGTAGGTGGGTTTCAAGTTGTGGGTTTAGGTAACGTCATGCCCATGCTTATTAAAGCCGTACAAGAATTATCAGCAAAGAACGATGCATTAGAAGCACGTATCGCAACCCTAGAAGGATAAAACAATGGATGACTTAACAGCAGAACAAATTGCACAGAACTACTCAGCTATGGGTGACTCAGTTGCACTTATCAATGATGTGATAGCAGGTAATGCTATGGCAGATGCTGATGCGGCAGACAGACAAGACTGTGTAGATCGTAATACTCAGCACCTAGAACTAATGGTTGCTAAAGATTACTGGAAATCAGAAAGTATGACTGCGGCTAATGCAGCTATTACTGCTGGCAATGGTTACACGGCTTCTTAGGAGAATAAATAAATGGCGATTTCAACAATTGACAACAACGGCGCGAACCTCGGTCAACTGGGGAATCGGAATCTTATAATCAATGGTGAATTTTTAATATCTCAACGTGGAGACTATACTTCCGCTACGTCCCTTTCAAATAACACATATTATTTAGATAGGTTTATAAACCGTAATGGTGTAGCTGGAACTATACAGCAGACATCTAACATGCCTACAGGTGAAACAGGTAAGTCAGTTAAAATGCTAACCACAGCATCTGGTACTGCTCAGTTTGTCCTAGAACAGTTTATAGAACCGCAAACTTGGATGACATCTAAAACGTATACTGCTTCATGCTGGATTAAGAGTAACTCTGATAAATGTTCTCTCACATTAATAAATAATGGAAATTTTGCAGATAGAGTAAGTCATACAGGGGGTGGTGATTGGGAAAAAATAACATTAACCTTTAATATAGGTAGTACACTTTCTGATTTTAGGATTAGGATAGGGCTGTCTCAGGGAGGTAACACATCTATTTCGTCAGGAGACTACTTTGAGTTTACACAACTCCAACTAGAAGTCGGCGACACTGCTACTCCATTCGAGCATAGGTCATACGGAGAAGAACTGGCGAAGTGCCAGAGGTATTATTATCAAAATTATGCTGGAGCAGGGAATAAATATTATGCGTTTCAGTATGTAGCTTCACATAAGTTTATACAGTGGTCTCATCCTGTTACAATGAGGGCTACCCCAACAACAGCAGTAACCTATACAGCTGGTTCGTTTACAAATTGGTATTTAGACAATCAACACTTTAAGGCTTACGTTTCCTCTACGTATACGGACACTGCAAGTTATGCTACTACTGGTTATAAAATGGATGCGGAGTTATAATCATGGAAAATAATATGAACATTACAACAGCACAATACCAAGCTGACATGGATGGTAACACCTCAAGCATCCAAGCAACAATAGACGGACAAGAGTTGTCAGTCCCACTAGACCTAGCCAATCGTCACTACGCAGAGATACTCAAGCAAGTCGAAGCTGGTACTCTGACAATACAGGAAGCAGATTAATGAACAAAAGAACTATAGCGTCAGCTCACGATAGGATTGATAACTTGGAAAAGCAGGTCGTTGCAATTAAAACAGAAGTTAAAATACAATTTAAAGATTTATTTGGTAGAGTTAAACGTATGGAAAGCATTATGCTTGCAGCGACAGGGGCTATACTAACCTTACTTGTTGCGGTATTAATGAAAATGTAATGTTAAAGTTATTAATTATTTTATTTACTATACTAGGTACTGTTGTTTTTGCTGACGACGACGATACTATTAAGTCCGAAAGCAGAGTTATATCTGATGGCACAATGGATACAACAATCAACAGTCCGCCGCCTTCTGCGATTTCTCCACAGATTAGCGCAAGCAACTCTGACCTATGTACTGTAGGTGTCGCGGGGGCGGTGCAGACACAAATACTTGGTATCTCAGCAGGTAGAACTGTACGGGATATGAATTGTGAAAAACTCAAAAACGCCAAAACCATGTACGATATGGGGATGAAAGTGGCAGCCGTATCTGTAATGTGCCAAGACGAAAGAGTGTTTGAAGCCATGATGAACGCGGGGACGCCCTGCCCCAAGGATGGGTTGGTGGGGGATAAAGCTAGGCTAGCATGGGAAATGGAGACAGTTAAGCAGACTATTGAACGTGAACAGAACAATCCAATGAGAAAGATTTTCAATGAAAACGTTGAAACAAAAACAGGTCTTAGTGTTATTATTAGCACTTTGGCCTTCTTACTCTTCTTGTGATCCCTATAGCTACGGGACAACAAGAAACGCTGCGTCTACAGCACTAAGCTGGAGCATGAGTTCTGTTTTGCCTGATATTCCAGGTATTGATATTAACGGCTTACTATACAAATACACCACAGTAAAAGACCCTGACGCTGACATGAAAGTCCACGTTGGTAATCGTAACGCAACTGGAAATGGGTATACGTTTCGCAAAACAGACGACTGGTCAGGAGTTCCCGGAAACACTATTGTTAGATCGTTTCCCCTTTCAAACATTCCAGCTCCTCAATGGGGTACGGGTTCAATTGATATTGAAGGGGAGGGTTCGGTCAAAGATGCTATGGTTATATATAACTATAGAATAGACGAATGTTACGACGAACAATCTAACCCTGCGTGTCCGGGGTATGTCAAACCTATACCTGTAATACCTGTAGTTGAACTGTATG